CCGCAGTAAGATAAATATCCTTATACTAGGGATATTTCTATGGCCGTTATTCAGATTTCGAAAATACAAGTACGCCGAGGCTCCATTGGCGAGCAAGGCATGCCACAACTTGCCAGCGGCGAAATGGGCTGGGCAGTTGACACACAACAGTTATTCATAGGTAATGGATCAGTAGCCGAAGGTGCTCCTGCGGTTGGTAACACTGAAATCTTAACACAATATAGTACAGCCACAATCAATCTGTTTAACTGTATATACGAATATCGAGGCGGAAAACCTGAAGGTTATTTTAAACCTTATGCAAAATCTAGATCGCTACAATCTAAATTAGATGAATATGTTAGTGTACTAGATTTTGGTGCTGACCCTACTGGAACCAACCCATGTGATCGTGCTATTCAAACTGCTGTGACAGCAACGTACATGAATTCTCATGATAGCGGAGCAGATTTGTCTTATAAGAAAATATTACATTTTCCAGCAGGTACATACAAATTTACTGGAACAGTTTATCTCCCTCCTTATATATCAATTCAAGGAGAAGGTGCGGATAACACATTACTAAAAACTATCAATACTAGCGGTAATAACACAATCTTTAAAACTAGAAGTATAGATCCTAACACTAAAGACTTTTTAAGACCTTTGACATCTCTTAGTGGGCCGGTATCTGGAGTTTCTATTTCGGATATGTCTTTTGTTTACGATACAAGCGTTCCTATATACTCGCTTACAACTGTTTCAACTGCATTGTTAAATTTAGACATGACACAATATAGTGAAGTACGCAATTGTAAATTTCAAGGAACTTATACCAATGCTTTTGCTCAATCACCTGCCGATGTGGTAAGATTTGGTTATAATCCTATTCGGTATGCTGGAATTTATGTCACTGGGGCAAAAACTATAAATCTTGAAATATTCAATAATGAATTTAACCAACTTATAATGGGAACCGTTGGTTATCAAGATAATCAGTTCATAACTTACTCAAATAATATATATGATACAGGATATTACGGATTATTAAACGGTAGTACAGTTACGTCAACTGTGAATGTAGTAGGAAGTTTATACAATCAGGCCATAAACAACAAATTTTTAAATATCAATAGAACAGGCATTGCATTTAATGTACCTACAGGCTCTACTACACAAACTGGATTTGTATCTAACGGAAACTTATTTAATAATGTAGGAAACGGCACTACTGGTAACGAAGGTGGCCAAGTAACCGCATGTATTAGTTTTAATCAGTCAAAAGGATCTGTTTCTGTCAACGATCGTTTTACACGATTTGATCTATCACAAACAACTTATGCAACATCTCCATTCTATCCTTTGATAACTGGGCAGGCAATTTATATTGAAGATAGAGTTGCATATAGATATACTCTAAACTTTTCAACAGTTACTACTTCAACAACCCTTATAAGGGTTCCATATTTAAATACACTTACCAATGTTACCATGGAGTACAAGATACAAAAATCAGCAGGATTTAGAAAAGGTATATTTACTGTTAGTGCTCCTCCATTTGGTCTTGGGTCAGTCACTTACAAAGACGAATACAATTATTCTGGTACTGATCCAGCAGTTGTATTAACTGCTACATTAATTAGCAGTACAGGATCAACTATATCAGCCGATTGTATAGCCATCCGATACGAAAATGACTCTCAAGTAGGTGCTGTTGGTACAGGAACAATTTCTTTAACTATAAAATATCAAACATAAATGTTCAATCTCCCAGCCGACGATAGACTTTCAGCATGGGCTAGGTTAAAACAAGATTTAGAAACATCAACTACTCCATTTGAAGATGTTGTTAAATTTTGGTCCGACGCCCCTTTCATTCCTTACAACAAAAACGTAGATCCGTTTAACCAACGCGATTGGCCTACACCATGGGACATCATTGTTGAAAATCGATATGACGATTTTACTAGAGCTCTAATGATGGCCAACAGTGTTAAACTAACAAATAGATTTAAAGATTTGAGTATCTCAATTGAAACAAGAGTAGACAGTAGCCAAAATAAAAGTTATAATATTGTAATCATAAACGAAGAAAGTGTATTGAACTATATTGATAATGAAGTGGTAAATTACCAAAATTTACCGGTGTCATTTTTGCTTGAAAATCTTATTGAGTTGAATGGACCCAAATAAATATCACTCTAGTACAGAGAATTTCGGTGTCGCAATGACACACAAGCAGACAATATAACATAGGTGGAAAACAATGATTACAGTAGTTAAACGCAGTGGTGAGAGGGTTCCATTAGATGTTTCAAAGATCCAAAGACAAGTAGCAAACGCATGTAGAGGTATTGACGGGGTTAGTCAATCCATGATCGAAATCAAAGCACAAATTGAATTGCACGATGGCATGACAACAGAAACCATAGATGAGTTGTTGCTTAAGGCCATGGTTGATCTTATTGATGAAACAGAAAACCCAGAAATTAATAATGTAAACTATCAGTATGTAGCAGGACGTCAAAAAGTTTCTATGCTACGAAAAGAAGTTTACGGTGAATACGATCCACCTAAACTTTACGAAATAGTAAAGAAAAATATAGAATTAGGAATGTACACTCCAGAATTGCTAGAGTGGTACACAGAGGATGAATGGAACATTATTGATCTATTCATTGATCATGCCAAAGACGAAGAATATACCTATGCGGCTATTGCACAGTTAGCAGAAAAGTATTTGGTACAAAATCGTGCAACAGGACAAATATACGAAACTCCACAGGTTCGCTACGCTGTAGCCGCCGCAACAGCATTTCATAATGAACAAAAGGACATAAGGTTAAAATATGTTAAAGAATATTACGAATGTGCAAGTGCTGGTCACTTTACTCTTGCTACTCCTGTGTTGGCCGGTCTTGGCACGACTACTAAACAATTTAGTTCATGTGTGCTTATTAGCAGTGACGATACACTAGATTCAATTTTTGCCGCCGGCGAAATGATGGCCAAGTATGCTAGTAAACGTGCTGGCATAGGGTTAGAGATCGGGCGTATACGTCCTCTCGGCGCCCCTATTAGAAATGGAGAAATTAAACACACTGGTTTAATCCCATTCCTAAAGAAATGGTTTGCTGACTTGCGTTCATGTTCACAAGGCGGTATCCGTAATGCATCATGTACAGTTACATTCCCTGTATGGCATTATCAGTTTGAAGACCTTATTGTGTTAAAGAACAATCAAGGTACCGAAGAAGTTCGTGTACGCCAAATGGACTATTCAGTAGTGGTCAACAAGATGTTCTGGAATCGTTATCGTAACGGTGAGACAATGAGTTTGTTTGATCCTGCAGAAGTTCCGGATCTATATGAAGCCTACTACAGAGATTCAGCAGAGTTTGAAAAGTTGTATCTACAATATGAGCAAGACAAGACAAAGAAAAAGAAAGTTGTATCAGCGGATGAGATATTCAAAAATGGCATCCTTAAAGAACGTACTGATACTGGGCGCATCTATCTTGTCAACATCGACAATGTTATCGCGCAGGGTCCGTTTGATACACGCCTTGACCCGATATATCAATCAAATTTATGCCAAGAGATACTTTTACCCACAAAGCCTTTCCAAAGAATTGAAGATCCAACGGGACGCATTGCTCTTTGCACTCTTGGCAGTATCAACTGGGGAGCCTTCCGTAACCCACAGGAAATGAGAAAATGCTGTAGAGTATTAGTTCGTAGCCTAAGTAACTTATTAAACTATCAAGATTTCTTGTCAGTACAAAGTAAACTAGCCAATGAAGATTTTGAGCCATTAGGTGTTGGTATCACTAACTTAGCCTACTGGCATGCTCGACGCTCATACAAATACGGTGATGCCGATGCATTGGCGGAGGTTAAGCGTTGGATGGAACACCAAGCATACTACCTAACCGAAGCAAGTGTCGAGCTTGCCCAAGAGCGTGGGCCATGCGGACGTAGTCAGTACACTTACTACGGTCAGGGAGTATTTCCATGGGAAAGACGTAATGAAGGTGTAAACGAACTGACTGATTTTACACCTAGCCTAGATTGGGAAGCTCTACGAGACGATATTAAAAAATACGGAATTCGAAATGCTACACTAATGGCTGTGGCTCCAGTGGAGTCTAGTTCAGTTGTACTAAACAGTACCAACGGAATTGAAATGCCCATGGAAATGATCAGTGTTAAGGAATCAAAGGCGGGCTCGTTTGTACAGGTAGTACCAGAATACAAACGCCTAAAGAATCGTTATCAGTTAATGTGGGATCAAACAGACTGTGTTGGTTATCTAAAAACAGCCTGTGTGATTGCCGCTTATGTTGATCAAAGTTTATCAACAAATACATTCTATAATCCAGCACACTTTGAAGGCGGTAAGGTACCTGGCACATTAATTGCTAAAAATCTAATGCTGGCTTACAAATGGGGATTAAAGACTGTATACTATAGTTTAATTAATAAAGTTGGTGCTAAAGCCAGCGTAACTAATACCAACATTGTTAATCATGTAAATGGAATTAACGGACATGCTATTAACGCGGCGGACAATGTTTTAATATATAATGAATTAGAAGATGATTGCGAGGCATGTAAATTATGAGTAAGTCACAATACGATTTATCGAAGCAGACAAATTATTTAAAACGTAAAATGTTTTTGGATCCGGAAGGTCCTGTCACGGTACAACGATTTGAAGAAGTCAAATATCCTAAGATTGCCAAGTTTGAAGAACTGGCCCGTGGATTCTTTTGGGTTCCTGAAGAAATTAGTCTTACTAAAGACAAGATTGATCATAAGGAAGCATCTGATGCAATTAAGCATATTTTTACTAGCAATCTACTGCGCCAGACTGCTTTGGACTCCATTCAGGGTCGTGCGCCTAACCAAGTATTCAGCCCTGTTATCTCAATCCCAGAGCTTGAAGCACTTGTAAGTAACTGGAGTTTCTTTGAAACTAACATTCATAGTAAAAGTTACAGCCACATCATAAGGAACGTGTATGGAGTACCTAAAGAAGAATTTAACAAAATTCATGACACGGCCGAAATCGTTAATATGGCCGCTAATATTGGTTGTTATTATGAGGACCTGCATATTCTTAATTGCCGTAAAGAGTTGGGCGAAGAAATTACAACAAGAGATCACAAGCGAGCCATATGGCTTGCACTCCACGCAAGTTACGCACTTGAGGCTTTACGGTTCATGGTTTCATTTGCCACTTCATTGGCCATGGTAGAGAACAAGATCTATATTGGCAACGGTAATATTATCAGTCTTATTCTACAAGACGAAATCCTACATGCCGAATGGACTGCTTGGTTGATCAATCAAGTTGTCAAAGATGATCCAGATTTTGCCGATCTAGTTGAAGAATGCCGAGATGAAGTGTATGCTATGTACATGAGTGTTATTGCAGAAGAAAAGGCATGGGCTGAATACTTATTCAGTAAAGGTGTTGTTATTGGATTGAATGCTAATATCCTAAAAGAGTTTGTTGACTATACAGCATTTACTCGATTAAAAGAAATTGGTATCAAGTACCTAGAAGAACATCCTCGCCAGAGTCCTATCCCATGGTTTAACAAGCACGTAAATATCAACAAGAAGCAAACAGCATTACAAGAAAACGAAAGCACAAATTACGTTATTGGTGTTATGAGTGATAATGTATCGCTAGAAGAATTACCAGAACTATAAAAGGATAAACATGAAAGCCATTGTATGGAGTAAGAATCACTGCCCCTATTGCGATCAAGCAAAGGCATTGTTAAAGATGAAAGGCATTGAATTCGAAGAACGTAATATCAATGAAGACTACACACGTGAGCAATTATTAGAAGCAGTACCTACTGCTCGAACTGTTCCTCAAATATTTTTAGATGATCAGTTGATTGGGGGCTTTACAGAATTAAGGGCTCACTTAAATGGATAAACTAGAAGAACTTAAGGCGGCCTTATCAAAGGTCACTCCTGACGAAGTTAAAGAGCAAGAAAATTCCCAAGTTGGAATTATTGCTAAGGAACTTGAAAGTGTTGATATTAGCACCATGGATACTATTACAATCGATATGAGTAACTGGTCGGGTCTCAGTATAAACAGTATGAATGGTCCAGTATCGCTACCTGCCTATACTTTTACCGGTGCTCAAGGATCTAGTGGTTCAATTTTTACCACATCGGGCTCAAATGGTAGTAGTTGGAGCACTGCACCAAGTCCCAGTGCTTTACAAGTAACAGGAGATGCTGAGTTTGCCGGTGATATTAAATGGAAAGGTCGCAGTCTAGGTACAATGATAGAAACCATTGAAGAACGTCTATCTATACTGCAACCAGATCCTGCTAAATTAGAAAAGTTTGAGGCTCTAAAGAAAGCCTATGAGCATTATAAAATAATGGAAAAACTCTGCTATGACGACCCCAAACCAACAGAGTGATTTAAAAGTTGCTCAATTAGAAAAACAACTTCAACAACTAGCACAGCAAGTTTCTGAATTACATAAAAGAGTAATGTTTCTCGAACGAGAAAACAATCGACGTAAAAACGATATCAATCAAGTAGCAAGAAAAGGTTAAAATGGAAGTTAAATTAATTTCATCAAGTAAGCCTAGCCGCCAATTGGCTAGCGAAGGAATATATGACGCTCAAGAACTCATTGCGTATTGCGCCCGTGTGTCCAATCCAGCCAATCAACTCAATACAGAAACATCCGAAAAACTCATACGATACCTTGTCAAACACAAGCACTGGTCACCTCTCGAAATGGTCTCAGCCTGTCTCGAAATCACAACCACACGTGACATTGCCCGACAGATCCTTAGACACAGAAGTTTCTCATTCCAAGAGTTCAGCCAACGTTACGCTGATCCAACAAAGGATCTTAACTTCGTACGTAGACCGGCACGACGTCAAGACGAGAAAAATAGACAAAACAGCGTAGAACTAGACATTCAAAACAATGATGCTGATCGCTTCCTTGAATATCAATGGGAACAAATGCAACAGAATGTTATTGATCAATCACGCAGAGCATATGAATGGGCCATTGAAAAAGGCATTGCCAAAGAGCAGGCTCGTGCTGTATTACCAGAAGGGCTAATTGAAAGCCGCATCTACATGAACGGAACTTTACGTAGTTGGATTCACTTTATTGAATTACGTAGTGCCAACGGTACACAAAAAGAACATAGACTGGTTGCTATAGAATGCGCCAAAGTCATTGCAGAAATATTTCCAATGACAGAAGAATTTATAACAAAGGATTAACATGCTACTTAAAAAGCCAATTACACAGGGTTCTGTTGTAAGTATTAAAATTATCAACGGTGATGAAATTATTGCCCGTTACGAAAGCGAAGATGCTACTACTGTTACAATCAACAGACCGTTGGCATTGACAATGGGTCAGGGCGGACTGGGTATGATTCCTTGGGTATTCTTAGGTGATTCCGAAACTATCACTTTACAAAAGAGTCACTTGTTCTTTGTTATTCCCAGCAAGAAAGATGCCTCTGATCAATACATCCAAGGTACCACAGGTATTGCCCTAGCGTAAATACTGTTTTAGGAGAACAGTATGCCTGCTGTGTCTAGGATAGGAGATTCAGTAACAACTAATCATGGATGTGATGGTTCAACAACAATGGCCGAAGGATCGGGCAATGTATTTGCCAACAAGATCGGAGTTGTCCGTCAAGGTGATCAAGATAACATACACGCTTACGGCGGCCGTAATTGCTCTGCCAGACATCAAGTTCCTTTAAGTGCAGGTGCACCTACTGTTTTTGTAAACGGCAAGGCTCTAGGTAGGGTAGGTGACGGAAGTGAAACTCTAGCGGCAGGCAGTCCCGATGTGTTTGCTGGAAACAGCAGTTGGCACGGTGATCCTAATGCTACTGCTTCTTCCTCTTCTCCTTCTTATGTTAAGTTTGGAGATCCAAACTTTGTTGCAAACACAAAAGCACTAACTGAAAGTTATGTTAGTAATCCTAGTTCTTATAGTAACCCTGCCGCGGCCGCTGATGGTGTAAAAGGTAACTATTCTGGAACAGCAGATGATGCTAGTACAGATTCAGGAGTTCCCGGAGATCTAGCAGGAAAAGAATTTAGTGATATTGTTCCTTTCTTGCAACAGAAGTTAAGCGAAGCCTCTCAAGGCAAATGGCGTGAAACTGGACAAGGCGGCCGTGCAAGTAATCCCAATATTACAGGTATATGGTCATATCTAAATTTCCCAGGTGCTACTGCTAGTCCATGGAACACTGACCAAACAGCCTGGTGTATGGGCTTTGTCAACTACGCATTAAAATCGTCTGGATATAAATGGGTACCTACTGCCAGTGCGGCGGCTATTACACAAAACCCAGGACGTTGGGGTGCTACACAAGTACCTAAAGAACAAGCACAACCTGGAGATATTGCATTCTGGAGTTATAGACACGTTAACTTTGTCTATGAGAAAAAAGGTGCCGGTTTTACCTTTGTTGGAGGCAATCAAACTCCAAAAGGCGGAAGTAACAATCCCGATGATGGAGATATAACTGTCAGTTATCCCGGCGGGACATCTCCCAGCAATGCAAATTGGGTCAGTTGCTGGCGCCCAAGTAGAAGTTAAATACCATATCTGATAGGGGTATATCTGCATAGCAGATTGTCAGGGTGAGAGGCCCTTGAAGGTTAGGCGGAGACCCTACACGCCCTACGGAGTCCGCCATTTTTAATCTTTATGTAATATAATATAGGTATTTTATAATGTGTTATTTTATAAATAACTTTATGAAAAAACTATTCTTAACCCTATTTGTATTGTTTTCGTCTATTGTTTATGCACAAGTTCCGACGTCAACAGTACCACTGCCCACTGATATTGCCGCAATCAAGAAAGCCAATGTTCTTGTTGTAGCAATGACCAAAAAAGATGTTCCTCCTTTCTTCTCTGGAGAAGGCGATAACATTCACGGTCTTGACGTTGAGATTGCTCAACGTATTGGAGTATTACTTGGAGTCCCTGTACAGTTTAGACGAGACGCAGAAAGTTTTGCAGAAGTTGTCGAACAGATCAGAGATGGCCGTGCTGACATTGCTGTTAGTAAACTATCTGTAACTGGCCCTCGTCTACAGGTTGTTAGATTCAGTGACCCTTATGTTAAACTGCGTCAAAGTTTAGTTGTTAATCGTTTATGGTTAAGTCAAAATAGTCAAGGCAAAGAAACATATCAAGTTATCAGAGATTTCAATGGCAAAATAAGTTTTGTTAAGAACTCCAGTTACGACACATTTGCCCGTATTAACTTTCCTAATGCTCAATTCCTTCCAGAAGAAAAATGGGAAGTAATCATTGACAAGGTTACACGTGGTGATATTGCGGCCGCTTATCGTGATGAATTTGAAATTAAGAAAATTAGTTTTGAAAAACCAGATGCCGCAATCAGCACAAAGACTATCACTATTGCTGATAGTGCAGACTACATTGCAGTAGCAGTAAATCCCAAAGCAATTCAATTGTTAAGTGTTGTTAACTATGTTATTAAAAATGAATACAACAATATTGATACTAAAAAATTAATGGATCGCTATAAAGCAGAAAAGGATAAAAAATGATCGCTCACTTAAAAACATTCTTAACTAGTCCGTGGACTATTCTTGGTTCCATTATACTAGGTATCCTTGGCGGCGTATATGCACCCCATTTCTTTATGAATTTTGAAAGCATTGGTAGTATCTATATTAGTTTGCTTAAGGTAGTTGTACTACCATTTTTGTTAGCAACTATTCTGGTTGGTATCATTGGACTGCTACAAATAGAAGGCAGTCAAGAATTGATTCGCAAAATCATTATAGGTTT